GGCGGTCGCGCCTGAAGGCGTGCCTGTTAATATCAGCTTTAAGGCAGAAATACAAAAAGACGTATCTGAAACAAAAGTACAGGCCGACGCCAAAGCAGCTATAACATCGTATTTCAAAAACCTTGCCTTAACTGTTCCAGAAGACCAAAGCACAGTCGTCCGGGTATCTGCCATAAGCTCTATCATTTATAATCTGCCAGGGGTTCTTGATTTTTCAGAACTTATGCTAAATGGCAAAACTTCCAACATAGAGCTTACAGATTTGCAAATTGCCGTTTTAGGGGAGGTAACAGTCGATGCGTCTGTATGAAAACTCAGTACCCAATACTTATGATGAAATTAAAACATGGTATCCTGTATGGTACAGGGATGTTTTGGAAATGGACGCGCTATGGCAGGCTTTGGGTTCCCAGCTTGATAAGGTCCGGAACGGAATAATTCAGGCCGTAGATAATAATTTTATCGACAGGGCAGATACGGAAACTCTTGCTAAATTAGAAAAATTTTTCCGTATTTCCTATGGCTCTCCCCGTACCATAATCGAGCGTCGTAATATGCTGAAAGCGGTTAAGCTGGGGCAGAATCATATAGGGCAGAAAGAAATTAAAGAGCTGATTTCCATTTTTACTAATGGTGAAATAGACATCACCCTTACCCGCGGGACGATAGAAATCGCAGTAACCAGGGACTTTAGCGATAAGTTTAATCTGTATGACTGTAATTCTATCCTTAGCGGCAAAATACCTGCACACCTTCGTCTAAGCATGGTCGACAGGCTCTTGCCGGCGCAGATTTATAACGTGCACAGCTTTATCTTCCATCAGTTAAAAATAGCCTTATATGCCAGAAACCAGTCCGCAATTAAATCCTCGTCCCTCTGCCTTAGAATGATATTCAGGAATAAAGGAAAGCAGGTGCGCGGAGCAAGCTTAAACGGAAAGTTCCTTCTTGACGGCTCGAAAAAACTTGATTCTTTTGAATCTGAAATTTTTAGCGGCATTACACCGAAAGAAATCAGCATAATAGGGCTTGCAGCAAAATATAATTTCAGCTTTTCATGCTCTTTCAGCAAGGGCTAACGCTATATTAAAACTTACCTGCTCTGTTAAGCATATTTATTTTAATTTTTAAGGAGGACATGCAAAATGGCAAATGAAAACAGCGTAATAACGCTTGCAAGGCGAGAAGCCCTTTGCAAGGCTGCAAGCAGAGGTTCGGCGGCAAACCCCGTAAACCCTATTAATCGTATCGTGTTCGGCGACGGCGGTGTAGACCAGAGCGGAAACCCTATTCCGCCTACCGAAAGCCAAACCGCTCTTAATAATGTTATAGGAACATATCCGATAGACTCGGCTCCCGACTACCCTGCCCCAGCCACTGCGCGTTATTCCGTAACAATCCCTGCCTCCGACCTTCCGGGTGCGGCAATAAGCGAAGTAGGCCTTATAGACAGCGAAGGTGTCCTTTGCGCCATTAAAACTATGTACGCCAAACGCAAAGACCCCGGCGTCACTTTCACTTTTACATTTGACGACATGTTTTAATTTATGTTTACCATAAAAAGTCGCTTTAATTTTGGCGGCTTTTTATATTTCCGGTATTTATTCTAACTGAAAGGAGCAGGCCATGAAAGATTATAATGTAAGCGCCGCCGAATTTACGGAAACTATAAAAATAGTAGAAGCCTCAGACCCAGCCCATGCCGACAACATAAATTTTGCGATAAAGCAGATATTCGGCAATACGGTTGCCAATAAAGAAACCGTGGATAAAGTCGTAAAAAATGTAGATACCAAACTCACGGAGGGGCTGCAAAACCTTACCGCCCAGAACGAGGCTGCAAAGAATGAAATAAAGGTGGAACAGGCAGAACTCAAGAAGGAGCTTGCCAAAGCCATTAAAGATATAGCCGACAGCAAAGGGGCGAGCAAAACGACCTTCAACCCTGATAAGACCATCACAACCGTAAACAGCCTTGAAACAGTTACTACATCCATTAACAAGAAAGAGCGTTTTATAATCAGCAAGCATGCGTACGTAAATGGATTAACTAAAACGCTGAAAACTGTATTTAAGGGAAAACAGATAATAACCATGGAGGAAAAATAGTATGGAAGTTGCAGAAGCTATGCTGCTTATCAATGAAAACCCTTTCAGCGCCTCGCTTGATAAGTACCATCTTTTAATGCACTACAAGATGTTCGGCAAAGATTCTTTTGTGTATCAGCATAAAGACTTATTATATGACCTGTATGAAACGCTTGATTTGTCAATGAACGACTTAGATTTGTGTGGCGAAGCCCTTGAGTACCTCGCGAAAGAAAATAAGAAAGTCGGCCCAGTTTTATCCGCAATTTATGGAATTGATAAAAAAGAAGTTTTGGAAAAGCTTATGACCATGACTGCCATTGCGGCAAGCTCTACTGCCATGACTGCCATTCTGGCAAGCTCTACTGCCATGACTGCCATTCTGGCAAGCTCTACTGCCATGACTGCCATTGCGGCAAGCTCCACTGCCATGACTGCCATTGCGGCAAGCTCCACTGCCATGACTGCCCTAACAAAAAGTTATACCGCGCTTATGGCATTATCCAGGGCATCTGATAATGTATTAAAAAGCTGCGAGCTTAATACTGTTTTATACAATAATGGGACCCAGTATTATAAAAATATTTTTGACACCCTGCAAGCTAATAAGAGCAGAGTGCGAATAACGACAGACAATGCGGTTTTTGATGAAAGAACCTATAACAATGGAGGCTATTATACTTCAGGAACTGGAAATAAAACATATATGTCACCTTATGGCAAGCAGAATTCAGGCATATTAAGGCTTGCCGGAATAACTAATATAGACGACGAGCCCTACGGTTTTACAAACCTGGAGCGCTCTTTTTCGGGTATTTTCAGCGGACAATCCGGAAACAGAACAAACCTCTTAAAATTTACGCCTGTACTAAACGGTGATGAAAATGAAGGAAGCGGAATGGAAATGTTTGCTTTCGGAACCTGCTCTTTCTCAATGAATAACGTATACCCGCACTATTATATTTATGAATTAAATTAAGGAGGTAAAAATGGAAGGATTTGTAAATCAGGTTAAGAAGTATTCCCAGCTGACTGAAAGCCTTATAAAGGAACTTCATAAAAACCTTATAGCCACAAACGAAGGGCAAATAATATGTACAGCGTTTAACGCTTCAACGAGTAGCGTTACTCAAGAAGTGCTGAGGGTAACCGGCAAAGGAAGCGTCAAGAATGTAACGATAGCAGTTAGGGACGGAGTAGCAGCAAATAATATTCAGATAAACATTGATGGCAAGAGTAAAATCCTGCTGCCTAATATCTATTATCCTTACCAATTCCCTAAATACTTAGGAGCTGGCAAGGAAGGCACCGTTGAAATAAACGAAATATTAAGGTTTGAAAACGAGTTCTCAATAACCGGAATAATTACAGGCGAAGGCTTAGCCGGCCATGTAATATATACCCTTGCCGATTAAGGAGGTAGCTAATGACTTACAGCATAGAAAACGGAAACGTTTATAGGATAGAAAAAATCGGCAGTGCGGAGATAAAATCCTGTTTCGGCTCTGAGAAACAGCTTGCCTTAATATCTGAGTCAAATACTGAAAAAGTTTTTGCGTGGCAGAAGTTCGATACTGAAAAAGGCGAGTATATCCCTGACACGGAAAATACCGAACCCACAAACATTGAAGGTAAAGAGTATAAGCCGGCAGAGGGGAAAATAATTGTTAAAAAAGCATCGGCCGAAGCCTCTGCAGAAATGAAAATTAAGCAGCTGACAGAAGAGCTGGAAAAGAAAGACCTTGAGAATAAAAGGGCCCTTGCTGAAATTTTTGAAATGATAGAGGAAAAAGGTGGTGAGGCTTAGTGACAAAGATTGCTGAGCTTATCATAAAATTTTTACTGCGAAAGGAGGACGACATAATGGCAGAAGTATATGCTACGCTTATCATTAACGAAGAGAAAGAATTTAAGAATCTTTCTGCAAGAATGAAGGCGAAAGTTAAGCCTATCCTTATAAGCCTCGGTTTTGAAGAGCTTACAAAGGAGGAGTAAGGCAGGTTTCCGCGCAGGTGTGTACGGACTGGGCGCGGTATCTAAAAGCTATGGCGCTCTTAGCGAGCGCTTTTTTATTTTAAGAAAAGAGGTGAAATATGACAGTATTTAACTGGCTTGCCTTGTTCGGCGTACCTACGCTCATAGGGGGCTTCTGGGCAAGCGTAATAAAAAAGATTAAGCAGAATGATGATATGACGAAAGCTTTGCAGCTGGGGGTCCAGGCACTCTTGAGGGAGCGCCTTATCCACTCATACAAGAAATTTTTCAAGCAGGGGTTCGTGGGATATTCCGACAGGCAGAATGTGGAAAACATGTATACCCAGTATCATGCTTTGGGAGAAAACGGCGTAATGGATAACATGCACCACAGATTTATGAAACTCCCTCTTGAGGCAGAAACGGAGGTGTAATTGAAAATCATAAAAAAGACCAGCTTCCATAACACAAGCATAGCCACAGGCAGAAACATTAAGTACATAGTTGTTCACTATACCGCCGGCATCAAGTCTGCAAATGGAAGCGCGGTAAACACAGCAAACTGGTTCATGAACCCTAAAGCCGGCGGCTCCGCCGATTTTATCGTGGATGAAACTGAGGTCGTGCAGTACAACCCTGACATTGAGGGGCATTATACATGGCATTGCGGCGGCGCTAAGTATAATACGAAAGGAGGAGGGCTTTACGGGACGGTGACCAACAGGAACAGCATAGGCATTGAGATGTGTTCCAGTAATGACATGGGAAAGATAACAGCCGTGAATGATAAGCATTGGAAACTTGAGGACACCGTTATTAAGAACACGGAAGAGCTCATACTCTACCTTATGAAAAAGTACGCCATAAAGCCGGAAAACATAGTAAGGCATTATGATGTAAACGGCAAGCCTTGCCCCGGGGTTTACGGCTGGAATGCCGACACAGGTTCTGAAAAAGAATGGGAAGCCTTCAAAAAGAGGTTAGGCGCTAAAACTGGCAAGACCTCGCCAAGCAAGGCCGTCAAACATACCGTACAGGTAATGGCCGACAGCCTTAATGTGCGAGCCGGGATAGGAACTTCTTTCCCTATACTGAAATCGCTTAAGCATAATCAGAAAGTAACCGTAGTTGAAACTTCCGGCAGCTGGGGAAAGGTTAAAGACAGCGGCTGGATAAACTTAGCCTACACAAGGAGGGTTTAAGAATGAAAGATTTTAGATTAAAAAGCTGGCTTAAGGCCGCAGGAGTAAGGGCGATTAAGACCGTAGCGCAGACGGCAATCGCCACTATAGGGACAGCCGCGGCGTTAGGAGCAGTTGACTGGATAATGGTAGCAAGTGCCAGTGTTCTCGCCGGAGTATTGTCTATGCTCACGAGTGTGGCCGGGCTTCCGGAATTAAAGGAAGAATAAGTTTATAGGCAAAAGCCTCTCCGTTATATAGATAACCTCTATATGATGGAGAGGCTCTTTTTTTTATTTCAGCAATTTATATTTTACTGTTTTCGGTAAGAACTGCACGGAAAAATTGCCGAAAATTCAGGCGATTTGTCGGCATACGAAACTTACTAAACACAGTAAAATATGTATTGTAAGGACGAGCTAATAAGGCTCGGTAAGAAAGGGGTGAGGTGATGAAAATGCCGAACATGGCTGAGGTTCTCAGAGAAGAAGCTCAGAAAGCTGAAAGGTTAAGAATCTTACTTATGGCTCTTGACTGCAAGAACCTTGAAGAGCTGATTGAGAAGCTCAAGGCTGAAGAACATAAGTAAACAGCCTGCGGGGCACTCTTAAATAACACCCGCAGGCTACAAGCAAGGGGTTGGCTGAGACCTTACACTCAGCCGCTCCTGAATTTTAATATACCGTATATTTCCAAAAAAGTAAACCATGAATAAGGAGATTTTTTATATGAAAATTCAAGATATAGCAGGTCATAATATAAAAGTAAGCCGCAGCACGATAACAGCCTTAAACAACAATGGCAAAGTAGCAGGCATGATTACTAATGTTGGCACTTTTTATAATGTGCCGCCACGTGAACAATCTGAGCTTTTCGCACGCCGTCACAAGCTTAACATTAACAGAGATTTTATGCCTTGGGACCGCCTGTTTTTTATTGAAGGCATTTGGTATTACCTCGCTGATGACCATGCTTTAGCAGAAGCCCACAAATACCGTAAATTTTATGAAAACGACCCTGTTGCTAAGCTTGAAGAAGCATTACTGGCGGCTAAACAATTTGGGGCTGAAATTATTCATGTTGCTCGCGTTACCGATACCCGTAAATAATAAAAACCGATTTAAGGAGAAAAATATATGAGAAGCGAAGAATTAAATATAATTTTAGAAAACCATAAGCATTGGCTCAACAGGGACTGCAAAAACTGGGAAAGCATGAAAGCCGATTTATCAGGCGCAAACCTGAAAAAGGCTAATTTACAGAACGCCGACTTAAGGCAGGCTGATTTAATAAGTGCTGACCTATACGGCGCTAATCTAAAAGGGGCTAACTTACGTGCTGCTAATTTATGGAAAGCCGACCTTAGAGAAACCAATATGCAAAATACAGACCTCAGATATGCAAATTTACGCGTTGTAAAACTCTGGAGAGCCGACCTCGGGGCCAGTCACTTAGAATACTCAAGCCTGCAGGAGGCAAATATTGAAAGCGCTAATCTAAGGGGCGCTAACCTATATCATGCAGACTTAAAATGGGCCGATTTGCGTGAAGCCGGCTTCTACAATGCTGACCTTCGCCTCGCGGACTTAACCTATTCTGACTTGTGTAATGCCGACTTGCGGCATACAAAAATAAATGAATTCACCAAAATATTTGTTCCTATGGCATGTCCCGACACGGGTTCTTTTATAGCTTGGAAAACGGCTGGAGGCTATATAATTCAGCTTGAAATTCCCGCAGACGCCAGAAGGTCAAGCGCAACAGGCCGGAAGTGCCGGTGCGACAAGGCGAAAGTCATTTCTATTCAGGATAAATTTGGCAAGGTCGCAGAGCTGAAAAAAGCAAGGTCCAATTACAGTCCAGATTTTATTTACAGAGTAGGCGAAACGGCATTTGCCCTTGACTTTGACGACTGCAGGTGGAACGAGTGTACTGACGGCATCCACTTCTTTATTACAAGGGAAGAAGCCGTTAATTATATGTAAATACGGCCTTTATGCAAAACCACCGGGTATATCTTACTAAATTCGGTAAAAGTCCAAGCGTTCTGTCGGCATACAAATTTTACTAAACACAGTAAAATAATAAATGTAAGATACAAATAAAACTTAACCGAATTTAAGGAGGATTTACAAAATGAAAAAGACAGAATTAGATATGATATTTACAAACAAGGTTAGCGAATATATTGCCAAAGGCTATATTATCAATACTAATAGTATGGCTGGCCATCAGGGAGAAATAGCAAAAATAGACTTACGCAAAAGCGATGAAGTCCTCCGTATAGTAATGCTTCAGTTAGATTTTACAGCAGACGGCAAAAAGTTCTGCATTTTGGTAGGACGCAGCACTGATACTATAGACTTAAACGCATGCTCACGTGAGATAATCTGGACTAATCACCTTGAGATTATTGAGAAGCTTACTTTTATCGCTATAAGTGATAACTGGTATCTTCCTGAAGAAGAAGGAAAACAGGAATGCCAGAAAAAATATGAAAGGTATAAACTTCGCAGAAGCTACATGTCATACGAAAAACCGCTGAACATTACAGCTAACTTTATCCGCGGCCTTAAATCTCGCAAAGGATTTTCCAATGCCACGCGCAATAACATTAAAGTTGTCCGTACCCAGTTTGGCTACAAAATTACGCATATCGGGCGCGGCGGCAGTTCTAAGATAGAGTGCATTATGTTCCCTAAGAAAGATGAGAGGTGTTAAAAATGAAATTTACTTTATCGGAATGGGCGACCATCAAATGCTATTTGGGAACGGCCCTGATTGACATGGAGGAGTGTGCAGCCGACCTTGAAAAGGAGGTCGGCACGAACCCTTTAGCCCTGAAGGACTACTTAGAATGCAAAATGAAAATAGTCGAGCTTGAGGGTTTCATAAATCGGATTGAAACAGCGACGGTTTAGCTTACTACCTTAATTGAGAACATATGTTTTCAACACTTACAACCGATTACAACCGATGTCGGTTGTTCAAAAAAGTCAGTCCCACCAAGCCTTACATTGATTTACAACACTTACAACTGATTTTTATATAAACTTTATAAAAATAGAAAGAATAGATAAATTAGAGAGTGTAATAGTATTATATACTTCTCAAAACCTCTCAAATGCACCTAATTACATAAAGTGTTATAGGAAAACTCAGTTGCAAGTGTTGTAAACCTTACCAAAGTCAGCCGTATCAAGGCTTTAGCTTACAACCGAGCTCGGTTGTAGCCGGTTGTAAGCGTTGTAAACATATGTTCAGGGCTGTTAAGGCAGGCCGCAAAGCAGCGGCGCGTAAAACCGCACAGAAAGCGGCTTACTAAAAGCGGTAAAATTCAGGCATTCTGTCGGCGTACGAAACTTACTGAACACGGTAAAATAATAAATGTCAAGCAGCAACAGAATATCAAAGAAAATAAGGAGAACAAAATTATGATGTACAGACACTTAAATACGGGAGTTACCGCAGAACTTATCGAGAAATTAGAAAACAAGGCTCTACTTAAAGTTACAGGGACTGACGAAGTTAAGGAAGTCGGGCTTGCCACTTTTAAGCGCTGGTGGAGAGCTGTCAAGGAC